TTTCAACTTGTGTTTTTGATTTTGTCATAGGTTGTACCTCCTTGTTAATCTTAGAAGTATTAATGCCTTTAGCACTATCAACTAAGAATTTTATCATGTCTGTCTTTTCGTTATCTGTTTTTTCAACAAAACCTATATTTGCCATTTGCTCACCAGTAGTTGGACTTAACTCTGATTCATTTTCTGAAACCATAACAAGGCCTGATTCCTTATCGTAAAAAACATTTTCTAAAACTGTTTCATCGCCTTTAATAACATCTACTCCATCAACTTTCTCAACAGATACAATGTTTGCAAACTGATTTGCTGGGGAATCTACAAGACTCAACTCAATCAAATCATATTGTTTAATAATTCTAATTGCTTTATCTGACTTCTCGTCAAACCCATCATCCCACTTATTCATACGTCCACCAATAGAAAAACCAGTTAGTGTTCCATCTAGAACCTTTTCCCAAGTATCTTGTGCGCCCTTTGAAACATAAGCAGATACGAATACACCGTTATAGAATTTCTTTGAATCTGGATCAAAATACTTATCTGCTTTGAATGAAACCATCTTACCTACTGCTAGTGGCTGATGCATTTCTCTAATGTTCCCTCGGAATTTTGCAAAGGCATCCATTGATGCTTCGGCTGTTACAATGTCATCTTGCTTGTCAACATTGTCTAAAGATGCAAATCCAGAGACGATTCTACGCTCCTTGTCCACCTTAGTAAGTGGCATGGAAAGACGCAGATTATTCCCATCGGTATTCCAATGGGCTTTGGATATATTAGTCACTATCATATTATAAGCCCCCTTTTCTACATATATCACAATGTGGACATATTGGACATTAAGGAGTTTTTCTTCCCTCTCCCTTTGGGGCTCTTCCAGCAACTGTTGAAGGACTGTCAGAGTTATTATTGGTTCTTTCAGAGTCTCTTGCTCTTGTTGTTGTTGCCTCTGCTGCTGTGGTTGGCTTAAGGTCTAAGACCTCATCCCCACCCTCACGTTGTGGCATATCTAAAAGAACTCTTGCTTCGTTTGGAGTCATGATCTGATTCTTAACATATCTCTCAAGAATTTGAGATTGTGCTATTTCGTCAGTAAGAGTTAGTTCGTTAAATGTAAACTCAAGTATGTCTGTCTTTTCACGAACAATCTTATTGATCATTTTTTCAAGGTTTCTTTGTGCTGGTCGTGCAACCTGCTCTTTAAAAGTACGATCCTGTGCAAGTGCTGCTGCGATAGATCCAGAATCGCCACCTCCAAGTTTAGACAATGGCACTTGATGTGCTACCAGGATGTCATCACGGTTTTGTTTACGATACTCTTTAAATGAACCGTCCTGTATTCCGTCTTCGATGGGATCCATCTTAAATTCAACTTTGTTGTTTTCGCTATCACCTGGAAGGGGAATATATAGCGTTCTGTGTGACTGCCCCCTAAGACTTGTCTGTAAGAATCTAAACATTTTGTCTTCTGCATCTCCAGAAAGTTTTGCACCCTTTAGTGTTACAACGTATCTTGGTACTGCCTTGTTTGCAAAGTAGTCAATGTTGTACTGTGAAGCAAGAGAGTCTCCGTGTAGTGAGTTAATAGCCGACATGATGTCTGGCACTCCGTAAAACGTATTTAGAGGTGAGTATTGCTTGAAGTGGATAATCTCATTTGGTCTAGCGTCTGTGGTTAGTGGGTTCTGGTTCTTTGCTCCAAAGTTACGGAAGTAAACAATCTTGTTTCCAATGATCTGAACATATCCATCTTTAATCCTGCGAACACGCATAGTTGTTGATGGAATATGTCCAACATACCCAATCTCTCCACGAGTAGTTCTTCCAATTTCTAAATAACCATTGCCAGTAGATTGTAGGTCTGTGTAAACTTTTTCCATTGTTGCTGTAAATGAGTCATCATCATTAAGAGACTCTAGCCAGTCACGCATTTCAATCTTTGCTCTTTCAATTCTTTTTCTTGCTTTCTGAGTTGCACTGTTGTCTTCTGATGATTCAAGTCTCATCATTGTTCTTTGAGAAACCTTAAATTCATAACCTAGCCCAACAATGTTTTCTACCTTTGCATCAATTGCTGCGTGGTTTGCAAATGAGGTATCATAATAGTTTGCCAACTCATATAGGTTCCATGGTGGAGTAATAACATCAAACATGCCGTAGCCGTTTACGTATACTAGACCTGGGTTTATCTCTTTTGATTGTGCTCCATCAATACCGCTTTTTCCAGCAAGTGCTGCGGTTGTATATTGAGTTGTTGGCTCAACCATTTTTGATGTTGATCTGCTTATTCGTCTTTTAAAATTTGCCTCTAGTCCATCAAGAGATTTTAATGAATCCCAATTTCCGTTAAATGGATCTGACTTTGAGAAAGTATCGTCTTTCTTTATTACATCATCAATTCTTGCACCGATTTCGTATTCATTATCTTCCATGATTAATCCTCATCTCCATACTTAGCAATAGTGTCTTTTGCTGCCTGTACAGCGCCAAGGTCATTTAGAGAAGGAATAAGTCCAGCATTTAGTCTGTCAACTTGTTCGGAATACTCTTCTTCAGAAACTCTTGTTAATCCTGGAACGAATACGCATGTTCCATCTCCTGGGTCTCCATAATACATTGCTGTTTTCTTTAATTCTGCCATTCTAGAAATATCGTTTTTGTCTGAAGGAATGTTTAGAACAGAGCCATTTCCATCTGTAAACCATTTTCCATTTGCCTTTTTATATACATAAAGTCCCCAGTCATAGTTCTTTTCAATGACCTGTCTTCTTACATTCTTTACAATTGGTTGACCAGTTTTTGGGTCTATTAGTGAATCCATAACCATAAGTATACCATATTACACAGGATCTTGGACGAACTGGGTCCAGTTTACATCCGTAAAAATGGTATAAGAGTAATTTCCAAGACTAACGGGTCTTTCATCGTCTACAATTATTTTATTGGTTCCAGTATAACTCTTATAAACATCTGAAGGATCTACCCCGTAATAACTTTTTTCTGACAAAACAAGCACTTTATTCCAATTAAAAGCAGGGGTGTCCCAAAAATCCCAGTTGAGTGGCTGAGTCGATGAGCCCAAAACCCTAACCCTAAACCATGGTCTTTCTGATATCCTCTGAACCTCTTGAAGGTTTGTGGACTGATAGTAAGATATGCTATTAAATAGTACTGGCCCTGTTAGTCTTACTGCCCCTTCAAAAAATGAAAAATTAAGAGTGCTTATAAAGTTAACTCCCAGGAAACCCCATTCTTTAAGTGTGATAATTGGTTCCTTAACTACTTTTCCATTCCAGTAAAAACCAATGCCATCCTGAACTAGTCCTGTTCTTGCATCTAAGGCATAAATTTTTGCTCTTCTTCCCGTAGGATCACATGCAACCATATAGAATTTTATATATGAGTCTCTGCTTTGAATTTCAAATATTTGAGTTGGTGCGTATGGGAAATAGTCTCCATCAAATCTTAGTGCCATTTGCATTGCTATTACTTTAAAACCCTCTGCACGACTTTCATTTATTGGGACTAACAGTCCTCTATTTATAAGTGGGTCAAACTTTCCTCTTAATTGTATGCCACTATCTTTAGTTAAATATAGATAAGGAGAAGAGCCTGTGTAAATTGAAAATGGATTATTCTTCTTAAAGTCATAATAAATACCAGTCTTTGTATAAGGGTATATGTCTGTTCCAAATCTTGTTCCTATGGGGCTTGCATCAGATTCGTTAAGTGCTTGGGATGCATAAGAAAGTTTTTTAAGCACGATGTTGTTTCTTTCTGAATTTTTTAAATTTGCTTCTAGGTGTGTGACAATAGACAAATCGTTAAAGTCAACTCCAGTTGGTGGGTAAATAATCATATTGTCTACAACTTCATATTTTGTTGTCATCCAGTCTGACCCAGGTATTAAGACCCCATCTCTTGAAGGTCTTTCAGTTTTTGTAAAATAAAAAGAAGTTTGATTTGCCCCTAGTTTTGTATATTGAAAAGTAACATAAGACCTTAAAAGAGATGCATCTGTGTCATACTTATACTCTTTTGATATTTTATTTTTTAAATCATCATAATCATTATATCCAGTAAATAGATAGTTATCTAATGAGGTATACGTTCTTTGAACTGGAGT